GTAGATTTAAATCTACTTCCACTATCCTTTAATACTTGAAAGGATATTTTATTTTATGATAATTTTAGATTTTTTATTAAAAGTAGTATTATTGATTTTGGGCATAGATAGTATAATATTAGTATTTTCTGCTATAGTACTACTATATGCAAAGATTCATGAAACTATGATAAGAACTAATAAGTTGAAAAAGGATAATGAGAATGATAAGTGATTTAATTTTTAACTTATTTGATTTATTATTATTGATTATATCAGTACTTACTGTAGGAATATTAGGATTTGCAAATCTTCTATTGAGTGTAATATATAATATTTCTATAATAATATTGGATACAATAAGTACAATTTTAACAAGATTAACTAAAGTTTTAGAATAAGGGGTAAAAGAAATGAACGAAACAATGAATTTTGGTAGGGACTTATGGTTTGGATTTATTAAGTGTGAGGATAGAGATTCTCTATTAATTAATGATGGATGCACTTCTATTATGTTGGAATTAGGGAATAAAATTAATCCTGCATTATTTAAATCATATGAGTTCTTCAACACACTAAACAATGATACTATCTCTTATATGATATTAAGTAGTATAGTTAGTAAGAGAACTCCATATGCAGTATTTATGGTAAATGAGTTAGATAAGTATATCAAGAAGATGAATATTACCAAATATAATAAATATAAATTTGTATTTATTAGACATGGCAGATATATTGCTTGTTATAAACTTGAAAATGCAAAGACTATATATCAGTATATCAGTTCTGCTACATCAAATATAAATAAATATATAACAGTGATTGATCTACTATTATCTAATGTAAAAGAATCGTTTTTATTTAACGATAGTAGGTTAGAGATATTCTATAATAGTGAATTTAACTTAAAAGATTCCTTTATAGAGTTATTTATAAACGATAAATGTACTCTAAGAGATTCTGAATATAGCTTATTGGATGTATCAGATATATCATTTAATAAAGAAGATATAGATGAGTTCTACTACAGTATCTGCAATGACTACTTAGTCGCATAAAAAAAAATAATAAGGTGGAATATATTAATTCCACCTTATTAATATTTTTTTTATCTATGCAATTTTTGGAACATAGATAATTTTACCATCTATATCTTTAGTTGCATAAGTTTCTGGTTCATCATTAGCTGTTTCTCCTATAGTAGAGAAATAATTTAAATTTATTAACTGACTCTTTTCTATATTAAAATAATCATTTAACATACCCGTGTCTCTAGCAATTATCATTCTCTGTATAGGGTCGAACTTTCTAAACATATAAGCTATTTCTTGATTAATCATTGCGATAATATTCAATATATCCCCATCGACTAATATGAAATATTATTATTTCATACCTGGACTATCTCTTCACCCATTTATTATATAATAAATGGGGTTGTGCACTTCGAGTGTAGCCCGCAAACTACACCCTACCTGTATTAGCTAAAATACAGCTCAATTGAGTTAAATTATATACATTAGTCTCATCATATTCCAATTTGTATATATCCCAATATGAGTATATAGTCTCTACACCTTCAATTTCAATATTATCTATAAAATTTAATAATTCAATATAACCTTTATCCCGAATGGATCGTTTTTTCATCATCTTTAATCGTATATCTTGTCTTTTATTATAATCCATATAATATAATCTATATCCTTTAATTTTTGAAGGTTCTCTTAATCCATTTTTTATCATATCCTTTGATACTGATATAAAATCACCAAATAATTTACCTCCATCAGATATTATACATGCATTATCTTTAAAAGCCAATATAGTATTAGATTTCATTTTCTTTGTATTTATACTATGTTTTATACCAATATGTGATTTAGACATGTTTTGTCTACTGATAGCCGTATTTTTACCTCTATTCTTTTTACGAACATTGTAACCAAATAGTGGATTATAAGATTTAAATAGATCAATATAATAATCTTCTAAAATAGTTAATGATTTCGGATCACATCTTTTAATAATACTTATACTAAAATTTGATTTACCTAATGAAATTATTTCATCATATATTTTCAAAATTCCATATTTTGTTTTATTTAAAGACCTGTATCCACTTATACGCTTTCTATAATTGGTAGTTTGACCAATATATTTCTTATAATTAAGCTTATTTGTCACACAATATATACAACTTATTGGTATTCCATCATATAAATCTTCAGGTATTTCTATATCTATTATAATAATCATTCCTTTCTATGTTTTTTTTTTGATAATATTGAAAAAGCTTGGCACGGTATTCTCAAAGCTATCCATATATAATGGACCTTAGACTCTCTTACGAAGCGTATTCGCGGCTTGGGATTTGACGCCCTTATTTAACTTCTACCGTTAGCATACTCTAAATAGTATACACCGAGTGTTAATCGTTCACACAATTTTCATTCATACATTACTGTATGTCAGACCACGATTCTAATCTGCATTTAAACCACGTAGAATACCTAGTGGTGTAGCCATATTGTAATCCATATCGCTCTTGATTACATCTCTTATAGTCATTAATAACATTGAATAGAAATTTAAAGTAGGATTTCTATTTATCAATACCTTCACTTTATCTTTTTCTATCATATACTTCATTATCTCATATACTTTAGGATTGAAGACATTTGCTCTACTCCATATATTATATGCTTTTGATAATGTAATACCATCAACTTTCATTATATAATAAATTATCTTGTATTTAAATATTTCTAAGAATGTATTATATGATAACGATAATTCATTATCTCTTAAAGTTGGATCTGGTACTATTACATTTCTCGCAGTAAAGTTTAATGAACCTCCTAGTATATCTCCCCTTATCAATCCATTCTTACCTGTGAATTCTTCAAAGTATATATCCCACATATTATTTACTTTATACTGAATTCTATTTATCATTAATGGTTTTTCAACTTCATTAGCAGTTAATAATTTTTCAGTAATACTATATATAGTATTAACCAGTTTATCAACCGAACTGAAATAGAATGTATCAGATGTTTTTGCTTGTGGTCTTAGCTTTGTAGATACTACAGGAATGTGTGAAGTAAATACACAATACTTCTGTTTAAGTATATTTTCAAATACCTCTTTCTTTTTCTTCTTCTTAGATATGAAGTAATTAATAATTTCTTCAAATCTTTCATAGAACTCCATCGTACCTATTCCCATAAATGGAGAAGTTATTTTTATATCAGAATAATCTTCTTCATTTAACTTTTCTACCTCACCATCTAGTGATATTTTTCTTTTCATATTTATAATATCACTAAATACATTTTTTCCTATGTTATCTCTTAATAGATTGAAATAATATGGAGAAATAATTCTATTATTACCTAAACTAATCCACGCAGTCATTTTTATATTAGTATCTCTATACTCTACTTTAGTACCACAAAATGGACAAATCTCTCCTTCAAATAAACGAGATTTAAATGCTCCACATTCACATCTATACCTTTCAATGAAACTCTGTTCATCATCATAAGATGTACCAAATAATGGTGATTGAACTCCATATAATGATTTTGTTCTCTCATCATCTAATATAGTTTCTACTGGATCTGTAACGAGAAAACCAGTTCCTCGTATCATATCACAATAGAATTCACTATCCCAATTATACCTCTTACATATTACCTTTTGTTTACCCATAACCTAATCCTTTCTAAATAAAAATATTAGTTACAATTCTTGTGATATTAAAAATACTTATCTAATACCACAAAAAAATAATATATAAGATGATATAGATTTACTATATCATCTTATATTTGATTATTTATAATGCTCTATATGGTTTTGTAGTAGGATGTATCTTAGGTAATCCTTTACCAAACAATTCTCTTCTCAATGCTCTTTCTGTAGTTTTCTTATATCTATCAGATAGCTCATAATTAGTATATATAAATGGATTACCTTTCTCATCAAAGTCTTTCTTAAATACTATATCTAATATAGCGTATAATTTAGCACCATTCAATACTGCGTATAAATCTGCATTTAACTCAGTATACATAGTTCCACCATTTAGTATATCAGCCATTCTTTGACCACTATAAATAGGATTACCGAATATATCACATGGGTAATTCTGAGGAGCTACGTGCTCTAATCTTATATGACCTACTTCATGTAATAATGCAAATTGTTGTGCATCTTTTGATAGTGTAAAGAATTCTGGTGTAACTACTACTAAATAAAATCCATCTTCTGTAGCCATTGCATATGCCGGTCCATTATCTTTATCTCCAAATGAAATACAGAATTGTATATATTCTATAGAGAATTTAGTATTCTCTTTATACTTAGGAGTCTGTAATGCCATAAAGCAATATGCATTTTTATTTTGATATTTCTTATCTGATTTATGACTTTTATACGCCTTGTTTAGTGCTAATAAAACATGCTCAACTGTATCTTTAGGAAAATCTGATCTTATTTCTTTAGACCATAATTTTAACTCATTAGAGAACCAATTAAAGAAATAACCTTCTGTAGTATAATCACCATGTACATTATCTTCGCTAGATTCATATGTATCATAACCATATTTCTTATCAAAAGCTTGTTTTCTCTTAGTTACAATATCATATCGTCGAGCACGTTCTTGATTATTTAAAGTATTAAATTCGTTATCAGTATTAGGCGAGTTTTTTAATAATTCGTATCGTTTACCACCGTTTAGGATACTATATGTATCAGCATTCAATTCTTCATAAGATACTTTTCCTTTACGTATATTCCTCATTCTATCTTCGTCAGATATCTCTCTTCCAAATATAGTTCGATTATTTTTTGGTAATAGGTGTTTTAATCTAATATGACCAATTTCATGAAGTAGAGTAAATATTTGACTATCTTTATCGTATTTTCTAAAGAATACTGGTTCTAAGAATATTATATCTCTATCTTCAAGATGTCCTGCTGATGCAGCATTTGCACTTATATCATTTTTATTACCATCTTTAACTAATGCGTATGTTATATATTCATTAGTATCAGTTTTTAATGGTACCTTAAAACGACCTAACCACCAATATGGACGTTTTGTGAAATCAAATCTACCAGTTTTATAACTTCTAGTCAATCTGATAAGAATATCAATCAATTTATCCATATCAATTTCTTGTATATTCTTATTCTTTAATTGAAAATGATTCTTCAATCTATTGAAGATATATCCTTCCATAGTATACTCATTCATTTTACTATCATCTGATACAATCTTATTATTTTCAATATATTGCTTTAAAGCTTCTTTATGATGCTGATTAAATATACCAAATGCTTCTTTGAATGTATACCATTTACCACTTCTTACATATGGATCTTCATCAACATCATCTATATGACCTGTATATTTACCATCATATTTTGCAGTAAATATTTGAGTATATGCACCAGTTAATTTAATACCATATTTATAATATGTATCTTTAGTTCTATTATCATTAGGATAATTGATTATATAATTAATTCCAGTATTACTTATATTAGATACTTCAAAATGAGTCTCTTCATGGCATTCGTTTATTGCCTGTTGCTCAAGTGTAGTATCTTTATCTAAAGAACCTCCAGGTAATTTATATTTACCCTGATCATTAGTAACTTTAATAAATACAAATTTATTATCTTTGATTATTATAGTTTCTATTCTATTTCTATATAGGTTATTACCGATTACCTTGACAGCATTCCATCTATCGTTTTCATCATAATAACCACCATTTAGAAGAATATTTTGTTTCATTATTCGCTTTTCTTCATTAGTAAGCATATTTTCTATTTTCCTTTACTATTAATTCATATTAAAAAAATGTGGTCACGAATAGTAAGGATTAACAATACTATTCGTGACATTAATTACACAAGATTATTATTATACATATAATAATCATAATGGTCTTTCATTCTTTTTAATTCTTCCAATGATGGAACAAATGTCTTATCATTATTAATAATTTTTTCTAATACTGCTATTGCTTTCATTAATTTCGTAGTATCTTTATTATTTAGGTTTTGTGTCTCTATTATTCTTAGCAGTATATCTTTTGCGTATTCTTCATCATCTACTATATCTTGACTTGCTATTTTGATGTATACTAAATATCCAGACTGTACATATGTATTATGAAGCCTAATTAAGTGTAAGTCATCATATTTCTCATAAATACTATCTCTATATTTTTTCTTAATATGTATTATTTTTAAATTATCTTTCTTATCAGTATCAACAGACTCCATATATATTTCTATAGGTTCTTTTAATTCATGATAAGCTATTAATTTATTATCTTCATTGATTATCCCATACATTATATCATATTACCTTCTATGCAAGAAATTTATAAACCTTTATAGATTTATCATAAATCTGTTCCATAGTACTTAGTGTTTTAGTATTTAATACCTCTTTAACACCATCTACACTAAATAATGCAGATATAATATAAATAACCATTTTAGCTAATGATTTGATTGCTTTAGATATGTTAGATATTGTAGATAATATTTTCTGGAAAATATTAGTTTCTTCCATTTCTTTAATAACTTCTTTTCTTATCTCCTTTCTCATTGCTTTATATTTTTCTTTTTCTTCTTTTTTATTATCTTTAGTATTTCTGTATAAGCAATCTGTCTCACACATCTTTTCTTGATATTTAATTAATTCATTCATCACCTCTTGATATGATGCGTCTTTATTTGCATCAATAAACAAGTCCAAATTCAATGATTTTGTAGCCATTTTTTTAACCTAAATCCTTTCATTTATAAATTTTACTACAAAAAAATAATATATAATAAAATATTAAAAATGTATAACTAGTAACATATTTGTAACCATAACCATTTTCTAAAGTTAGCCTTACTGAGTAATAAAAAAAGAAGAGATATGAATTAACTTCATATCTCTTCTAATATTTTTTACTCAGATACAATTTCAATGATCTTAACCATTTTGGTATATAAACCAACATAAGGATTATTCACCTTATATTTTTGCTTATAGTATTCTGCGAAAGTGATGGTATTATTCACATCATTAATGAATCTCCTACCAGCAGTTCTATGCATTGTCCATATTTTATCATCATATATGAATAATGATTTGTCAGACAAATCGCCAACTCTTTGGAATGCTATAACACGATACCTTATATCCAATCCATTTACATTAACCAGAAAATACTTATTATTATCTACTGTAGATTCTTTAGTACTTTCTTCAATCGTTGTATCTGATGGTTCATTTTCTTTTTCATCATCTGAATTATCTCTTGGATCCCTTTCAACTATGTATAATTCTGAGTTTTCCAGATCAATTTCTTTTTGTAAAGGAAATACTAAGTATTTACCATTTACTATTTCTCCTATTAAAACATCTCTCTCATTAGGACCAAATCCAATCCTTCTATATGATTTTATTTCTGGTCTTAATGATTTTGGTATTTTGATTTTCTTTTCCGTAACATCAAATGTTACTAATACCCTATTTTTTCTTGTTACTTTTGACTCTTCCATGTTTAAATCTCCTTATTGAATAAATGCTATGGTTATTAAGTTACTAAAAAAATATTATATAGATAAAATATATACCTTAAATTTCACAATACCATAAAATCTTCATAGAAAGGAACATAGAAAATGTATTCAATCAATGATAATACTGAAGAAAATTTTGATATAGCTTTTTTAAGAAATACATGGAATTTTAATTGTAAAGTATGTGGATTTAATAATAAACTTTTTAGAGTTATTATAAATAGAGATAGGAAAATAATAGGATATTCATTAACTTGTTGCCAGTGTGGTCATGTTCATGAATTTCATATAGATATAGAAGATAACGGAGTATATAATCTATTAACATCAATGCTTTATTATAATAAAGGGTTAGATGTATGTCTCCAACCTACTACCTGTAATCATAAAAATTGTCCTCTTTGGGGTACTTGTACAGAGCCTATATATGATAAAAAAATAAAATATATCCAACACGGAAGTAATATTGATAAAAATATAATAGAGATAGAAGTATTGAAAGAACCAAAATATTTATGAAAGAGTAGGTGAACAATGAATGAACTGGGACAAAGTGTTTGAATTAAATGAAAAAGATGAAGACGAAATCTTTCTGTCAGAAATACCAGTTGATCTATTAAAAGAGTCTCTATCATCTCAATTTGATTATCCACTAGAATATAAGAAATATGATTATATTAAATCTTTTATAGATAAATATGATTATTGTAAGGATAACATGATTGATACAGATTTAGAGGATATGGAAAATACTAGAGATGAATTTGTTGGATTTGTTATGAAATTATTTGAAGATTATTTATCTATAGGATTTAATGATTTAGATAATTTTGATAACGATGAGCAACATGACATAATTCATCTCACATATTTATTCTTTATAAAGAATATAAAGAAAAATTTTGTTAATGTAATAAAGAACTTTATTGAAGATCACTCTAGTGATATAGATAATAAGTTTGAATTGAAAAAAGATGTTACTACTAATAATTTTAAATCAGAGATTGGAGATAATCATGATATTAAGATATTAGGTAACTTAAAAGAAATTATTGATTATGCTTTTATAGAATTAAGAGAATTAGATAATATAGAAGCGTTCTTAGATATGTGCGAAACTGATGAACCTAGAGTAGAATTAGATGCAGTAAGAAAATACTATAATAAGCTCATTCTTACTGGTAATTTTATTGATAATTACTTAGATATGGTTGATGGTGATTTCATATCAGAGATACAAACAAAGATTAGGAATTATATACTTAAAAAGTATCCTAAGAGAAAAAATGATTTTAAGGTTAAAGAAATAATTGAAGAGATAGATGATGATGAATCTATATAATATTTCTATGTAACCAAATAACAAATATTATTTATTAAGGAAAGGAAAATAGTTATGTTTGGAAATCAAAATAATCAAAGTAGCAATGGGGGAAATAATTTTAATCAGGTTAATGTAACTACTAAGTTGTATAGTAGTTATTCTGATGATTCTGCTCTAATAGTATCTGCATGGAATGAACAGATATCTATTAGATTAAATCCTTTTAGAGGAAAATCTCCAGAAGGTGTTCGTTTATATGCTCAAGATAATAATGAGTGTATAATGACAGCATTAACGATGGATAATGTATCTGCATTGCTTGAAGGAATATATTCAGTTATATATCCTGCATTGGTAGATAAGAAAAGTGCTAATGTGGCTATTATAATAGGGTCGACTGCTAATAAGAAGACTTTAGTAATTTCTACAGACGGCAATGATGTTTTTATGACAGTATATGTAGGTGTAGGTGATGATAATTCTGCTAAAGCTGAGAATTCTATCACTCATAAGTTTAATAAGAAAGAATGGATTAAGGATTATAATCCTTCTAATGGTGAAGGAGAAATTCATGAAGCTAATGCTGATTTTATAGCATTTAAAGAAAAGCTTAATGAGGTATATAAGTTGTCATCTGCTATAGTTCATGCATTTAAGAAGAATGATGCTTATAAGAATTCTTATAGTGGAAGTAATCGTACATATAATAATTCTAGTAATGCAGATTATCAAGCTTCAGTTGCAAATGCTGGTACTAGTAATATGAGTGATTTTATACCATTCAATTAAATCTATAAGTATAGAGTAGTGATTTTATATCATTACTCTATTTTTTTTTATTATAGGAGAAAAAAATATGTCAAATGATTTAACACAAAGCGGTACTAAAGTATTTACCTCAATTAACTCTCCATTTGTATGTAGTGATACTGTAGTAATAGAATATAATGATATACTACGACCAATAGGTTTTGATTTATTAAGAGCAATGAGAACATCAGATGTATTGAATAAACTAATGGATGTAGGTAGTATACAAAATATTTCTAATATGGAATTATTTGAATGGTATCTATATAGAGATGAAATTAATGTATTTAAAAATTTTGAATTAGATGAAAATGCTTTTAAAGATATAGAAGATGAATTTAGTTGGTTAGATGATTTTTTTTATAAAGAAATTGACACATTGAATATATTAGATATAGCAATTAAGTATAAAATTTATGAAACTTTACCAACACTATGTAATCAAGATCTAATTAAAAATGTATATGTGTATACTGACAATTATTCATCAGCTATAGAAAATGATATTAAGGAGAATTTTGGTATTAAAGCTACTTATATATATGGTGATTTTGTAGAAGCTCTTAAGAGATATAATATCACAAATGATACTTCTTATATACTTAGTGATATATTAAAAATAAATGATTTAAAAGAGAATAATTTATTAGAATATTCTTCTATATTATTAGCTGAAGGATATGGATATAACTTTGTAGATGGAGAACCATTGATAGATTTAGATGAATTGATGGATAATACATTATTTAAAATATTTTATTTTAATCCAATAGATATAACTGGTGAGTATGAACCTATATTTAGTTAATAATATTTTATACAACATCAAATTACTATCTATAATAATAAGAAAGGAAATTTATTTATTATGAGAGACGAGAATACAGGAGAATGGTTAGAGCCTGAAGAGGGAATTGATTTAAGTACTGCTGAAGGTAGACTATTTAAAAAAGAACCAGCAATAAATGTAATTTCAAAAGAAGAATTTGAAGTAAGAGTAGAAAAGGTATTTAATTTATTATGGAAGACTCTTGCTAAATCATTTGGTCCATATGGAGCACCTACATTGATTTGTAAATATCCATATAGACATATGACAAAAGATGGATTTACTATTATGAAGAATCTATCATTTGATGCAAGTGAAACACAAGTAGATCAAGCTATATCTGATATGGCTGAAGAAATATGTGGTAGATTGAATTATAGTGTTGGTGATGGTACTACTAGTGCTATTATTGCTACTAATAGTATTTATCAAAATTATAGAAGTAAGAAAGAAGAATTGAATGATAGGTTTATTCTTCCTAGAGATATAATTAAGAAATATGATGTTATTAAGAATGATATTATCGAGAAATTGAATAGTAAAGCTAAACCTATACAGACAAAGAATATAGATGAGTTATATAATAATATAAGAAATGTAGTTTATATTTCAAGTAATGGTAATGAATTAATTACTGATTATATTTCTGATTTATATAAAGAATTGGGTGCACCTGCTATTTCATGTATCAAAGCTCCTGATGGAATAACTAAGAAGAGATTGATTAATGGATATAGATATGAATTATCACTAGCAGATAGATTGTATATTAATAGTGATGAGAAGACAATGGAATTGTCTGAAGCAGATATAATTATATTTGCTCATAAAGTAAGTGAAAGTACATATAAGAAGATTCTTAAACCGTTAAGCATTCAATCAAAGATGAGAGGTAGACATCTTATAGTATGTGCTCCTATGTATGATGAAATTGCTCTTAATACAGTAATAGCACCAGAGTTAAATAATGAGTATAGAAATAATCATGATGTTAATATGGTATTAACTAGATATAGAGCAATATCTTCACATACTAGAAAATTAATCAATGATTTTTCAGTATTAGTAGATACTGATATTATTGATAGAAGTAAAGAAAAGTATATTATGGATAAATTAGATTCAGGAGTTGAAATTAATTCATTATTCCAATTAGATACAAGACATATCACAGGAACTAAATGTATTGCAATAAATAATTCAGATCCTGTTACATATATTTATGGAGAAGATAAATTAGGAGATAATTTTAAGACTCTTGATGATTTTTATATAGAAGATGAAAATGCTATTCGTGTAGGATATACTAGAACTTGCTCATTGGGATTGACCTATTCTCAATTTACTGATTTGGTATATGATAAGAATAGATATGAAACTATATTAGCAGAAGCTAAGGAACTTCTTGAAGAAGCAGAGAAGAAATATCAGAAGTTGGGTACTTTTAATATAGAAGTAAATCAGTGCCAAGAAAGATTATATGCTCTTAATCTTAGAATGGGTATAATTGAAGTTGGTGCTGATAGTGAAGTATCACAAGGTATGCTAAAAGATGCTGTTGATGATGCTGTTAAAGCAGCTGAGAGTGCATATAAGTATGGAACTATTTTAGGCTGTAATATTAATCTACTCCAATCTATCAGTGAAGTACTAATTGATACAACTAATGGAACTGATAGATTATTATTGGAAATTCTATATGATGGATTTAAAGATGTATATAAGACAGTATTATCAAATGCTTTTCCTGATATGATATTTGATACAGATACTATTAATATCGAAAAAGATATAAAGAAGTTTGTAGATGAGCATATAGGAAATTTTGATGAGATATTTGAAGATATGGATAAAGCGAGAGAAGCAATTGAATATTGTGATTTCGATGATAGTTTATCTTTACATAATTTTATTGTAGAATACTCTTTATTGGTATCTGAAGTATTTGATATATCTAAATTTAGATTTTCTAGTGATGTAATTAATTCATTACAAACAGATAGTGAAATATTGACAGCTACTATAGATTTGATATCATTGTTAATAGTAGGAAATCAGATGGTTGTTACACAGAAAGGAAATTTCTAATTTTAATATAAGGGGATAAAATTATGCCATTATTCAGTAAATATCAAACAATAGCTGAATTTATGCAGAACCCTTTTAGAAGTAGAGATAATAGAATAAAAAATCTAGGTTATGAGGAGAGATATAAAAAATATATCTCTTCCCATAAAATAGTCTATAAGGCTACTACTAAAATGGGTGATGATTATTATATTCATTGTAAAGTTCCAAGTGAGTCAGCTGATAATATATCATATGATGTAGTATTAAGATTTTTTACAGATAATATTATTACAAAGACTAATAGAATGCTTACTGGATATAATGTACAATTCTTTTCAAACTCCCCAGGATTTATGTATAAATATGCATATATCTATAATAAAGCTGGATATTTAATAGATACTCTATATGATAAAATAGATGCATCATATATTAATACACCACCTAAAGATAATCCTGAGATAAAGAGTTATGAAAGTACTATATATTATACATGTAGGTTTTTATTAGATAATAGATATAGATTTTTAAGTAAGAACGATGAAGTTCAAAGTAAAGAAGTTAAGCTTGATAAATTCTTTAATTCTATTAATGATTTTAAAACAACCAAACTTCAAAGATATTTAATAGAGAATGAGAAGAAAACCGGGCAATATATTACTAAAAATAAAATAGTAGAGAAAGATAAGGAAGATAGAAAAGAGAAACAAAAGCCACATAAGACTGGTACATATGTATCAAGAGTTCCTAAGAAGACTGCTGGTGGTAGAGTAGCAAAGGTAACTAAAAAGACTGCTACTAAATCCACTGTTAAGAAGGATGACAATTAAGTCATATATTATCTTTTGGTAATAATATAATTTATTTAGAAAGGTTATGGTTATGGAAGGTAATGGAAAAACATCAAAGTTTATAGAATGGAAACCTAATGAAGATGATCTGATATGTAAACAAGATGGGAAACTTATAGTTTGTTATTTTGAAAAGGTATTTGGTCACGATGAGAAATTATCTATATATGATAGATTTCTTATAGGAAGAGATAGTTATGTGAAACAGTTAGATCAGATTATCAGATATATAAATTTCTTTATGAATGTATATGATGATGATAATGAACTAGTGACAGCATATCTAAAGATTAAGTTTGCAGTAGATAAAGAGAATGCATTTGGTCCAGAAGATTTAATGAGTTATAAATCATTTATCTACAATATTCTATTTACAAATTCTGTAATAGAGAAAATTAATACTATGGTAGAAGAAAATTATTTGGATGATATTGAAGCATCTACTGATGATAAAAAGTATTCAAAGGATAACAAGAAATATTTAGAATCATTAGAGTTTACTAATAATCATATACAGATATTACTAAAAATATCAATAGCAATCAAATTAATGGTACCTGTATTATTTCATTTTATCCAAAAGAATAAATTGAAATCAAATGAAGAAGATTTCTTATATAACTTCTATGATGATTTATTTGATTTATTTGGATTTGCTACAAATTGGACATCATACGATTCTAATAATAGAATTATTGATCCTAATGTAAGTAATGATACTGTTAAGAAATTTGCAGCAGAAAATAAACTACCAATAGTATTAATGGATAAAGGATATAAATGTGAATATGTAAATGAAGATACTGGAGAGATTTGTTATTTCTTAAAGAAGAGAATTAATATGTATAATAAATTATATGCATATGTAAAAACTAAAGTATCTGAAAATGAAGTTAATAATAGTAAGATGTATGATCAAAGAGCTATATTTGGAGATGATTTAGTAAATGTAATAAATTACTTTGTTAAGAAGATATTGATTGCAGATACTATGATGAAGTATAGATTTAATGAAATCTGGGATAAACAGACTAAATCATATAAAGAGAATATAGTAGGATTTAATAAAACTGTAGTAAAATACCAGTTAATGTATTATTTAAAAGCTCAGTATATAAAGAACCCATCCGAGATAACAAGTACAAAGAATTCAGAAGGATTATCATCTGTTGATAAATTCTTAATGAATCAAAATAAGATAGATGAAGGTTCTGTTATATTAAGTGAAATAAATATTAAGTGTACTATAGATATGATTAAAGAATTGATTGATGTTCCTATTACTGAAGAAGAGATTCAGTATTATATGGATAATCATCATCCTGATTATATTCAGGTACAATTAGTATATGCATATTATACTAAATTCTTTGGTAGTTATAGAGATTTAAACCTATTAAGATTTAGAGATTATATAGTATTATTATTATTACTTAAGAAGAAATTACTTATTGATCTTGGATATGAAGAAGATATAGATGGAGAGTTACATTATGCAGCCTTACCATATATAATAAGTGGTAATGTAATGGATAAGGTAAATACTAGAATAATAAGAAATAATACATTTATCAATGAATTATTCAATAATAGTGATTATAACGAATTGATAAATAGTAAATATGACTTATTGACAACTATAAATAATGAGAGTATAATAAGTATACTATCAGGAATAATAAATACTAAATTTACATATGTAACTTATGAAGCTCAAGACTTAACTGGAAAAGAAATAAATTATAATGTAGATAAAGTATCATCAGAATTATTATTCTTATTGAATTCCATATAAAACTATATATTAGGTAGTATAATATTATACTAC